TTCCGTCACTTGTATTGTATAGCAGTGGTTTTTTTGTCTTTTCCCATGCACTGTATACAATCTCTGATGGTGTAAACATATCCATCATCTCACTCCCTATTGTAATTTTACTATTGTATAAGTGTAACTGAACTTGTTTTTACACCTTTTTTTATCAAATTATTCATTAAAATTCCTCCTATACTTATCCTAAATATCGATTATGCTCGACTGCAAGTTTATCTGTATCGATACACAAATATACTTTCGTTGTTTCAATATTTTCATGTCCGAGCAATGCTTGTATCTGCTCTATCGGCATACCTTTTTTCAGTGCATTACACGCCATAGTTCTACGAAATCTATGCGGATGACAATTTGTTACACCAGCTTTTTCACCGATATTTCTTATATTCGTTTCTACACCGCCCACATTTAATCTTTGAAACGGTTTTTTAATCGAGCAAAACAGATATTCGCAATTATCTTTTCGATAATCTATGTACTCGGACAGTCTTAATATTGACCTATCATTAAAAAAAACTTTTCGTTCCTTGTTGCCCTTACCATGTACAATACACTCGCCTTTACGAAAATCAACATCTTCAATTTTTATTGAGCTTATCTCACCTACTCTGCAGCCTGTTGATAAAAAACACTCTATCATAGCTACATTCCTGCGTCTTGCCAGCTCATTTTTATCATTTCGACATACATCAAGTATTTTTTCAAGTTCAATCGGCGAGAATGGCTTTTTCACAACTTTTTCTTGCCTTACAACGTCTATATTTAACATAGGGTCTTTAACAATGTAATCATCATTCACCAAGAACTTGAAAAACGAGCATAAAACACGTCTAATGTTATTCAAAGTTGTATTGCTTCTGCCATCTCTCTTTTTGCAAGCCAACAAATACCGAATATCATCAGCCGTAATCCTGTCTAATGGCTTATTTATTCTTATCATTGCATCATCTATAACGCATTTATAGTATTTTAGGCTCTTGTCGGATAAGCCTTTTACTTTCTTCGTGACAAAGAACATTTGGTATCCCTTGCTCAAGTCATCATATACCGCAATAGCTTTTTCTTTAGGTGATACTGTGTAATTGTTCAAAGCCATAACAAGTATGTCCTTAAACTGTCGTATATCCGTTATAATTCCACAATCCATGCACTGAATTGCTACCTCATTTGCAATTCTATCTATCATTTATGTACCTCTTTCATCATACACAATGTGCGATATTTCAGTAATTCCACTAAATCCGTAAGACTTTTTTGGCACTTCCCTCTTGTGTGAGATAAATATAATGCTTGCTTAACATTCGGTTCCGGAGCATTATCGCCCCACTGACCATCACCAATCATAGCTCTAACTTTATCAGCATTCTCAGTTAAATATTTGTTGTATACTCTTCCTCTTATTGCTCTTTCTGACTTTCCTATACGCTTTGCTATCAGCGAATATGAATCACCGTTTTTTATACCTTCTACAACAATACGGTGCATATCATCAGTCCACGGATTCCTCCTTGTATCCGCTTTTATTGGACGTTCGCGAATACCAAGGTCCGTACATCGCCGTTGTATTGCCCCCTCACTTCGATGAAGTATATCGGCAACTTCCGCATACCCATATTTCTGTTGTTTTAATAAATATCGCAATTTATCATCTTCATATGGTGTCCATTGGTCTTTTCTTTGTAGTGCGTTTGACTTATAGTCTTTCTTACGTTGTTCGTTTACCCATCCAGGCTCTTTGCCTAAAGCCAACGGCTCCATCTTTGAAAAATCTAAAAATGAACGATTTTTTCAGCCCATTTCCAAAACTCATCTAAATAGACAATTTTAAAAGTATTTTTTATAACCTTCTTGTTATGAACCGGCATACCTCTGTTTTCTATCCATGATTTCTTGCAATATGGGGACAAATTTTTTCCGGTTAAAGCTATCGCCAACTGATTTAATGTTACATATGCTCCATTTTCTAACATAGGTCCAAGATTTAATCTCCCTGCTTTTATTTTCACTGCATTGACACTTCGATTTAGCTTTTTGGCAATGCTTGGGATCGAAACATTTCCCCATTTCTCTGTGAGATATTCAACATCTTCTTTGGTCCATTTTCTACTCATGGAATCACTCCAATACAAGTTTTATTACGGGAAGTACCTCTGTATAAGTAATTAGATACTTCCCATTGTAATTTTTAAACTTTATTTTATCTTATGTCTTATAATAGCAACTGCCCCTCGCTCTTTAATTTCTTGTGCCACCATTTTATCCTTTTCAGTCATGTCCTTTTCCAAAGCCTCTAAAATAAGCTTTAGAGTTGCTATAACTGACGGAACCGCATAACGAGGCAGTAGCTGGATTACTTCTCCGATATCCTCCATATACATTTCTGCCATTTTATAATTCATGTCCATAAACTTTTCTTTAATCATCGGACGTAAAATTTCCGACATATTTTTATTACCCATTATTTCATGAAGAAATAACATTTCCTTTTCGCAGCTTTTGAAAATTTCTCTCCTTTGTTCCGTTGTGTGCATTTTATTAATTCTCCTTTTCATCTTCCGTATGAATACCTACAACAGTTTTAACCTTATCCGCAAAGGTCGCAATTTCTTCTTCCGGCACATTTATTTGTGATACAATAACTGATTTTGTTTTCAATTCACTGTCAGCGTCACTTTGACGTGGTGCAGGTACATCTACTATTTGACCGACTTCAACAGGTATTTCTGTTTTATAGCTGTATTCTCTGCCTCTCGGTTCACCGTCTTTATCCAAAAATCTGCATTTTATAATATTTGTCATCTTCATCTCTCCTTTATCAATTATTCATCTTCAGTGGTATATAATTCATGCGTACCGTCCATCATGGCAAGTTCTTCATCAGACATTTCATAGCCTATTGTAATTAGTCCATCATAGAGTCGCTGAAGTGATTCGTTCTCTCTGTGATTTCCTGTATAATCGTAACAATCGTTTGTTTTTCTATCATTGTATAGAACATATCCTGCAATAACTATTTTATTTTGCAGTGTTTTGTTTGACCGTTCATATACTTCTCGCACCCCTTGCATTTCGTCTAAATCGTCTTCATCATATTCGACATCCAACATTTCAATAAATTTTTCAATATCGAAATAATTATCTTCAAGCAATGCCGCTTCAAGCAATGCCGTGATAATAAAATTTTGCAAGTTCTTTGATGTTGCCTTTTCATTTAACGTGAAGTCTTTTACAAAATTTCTTCTCAAGGTATATGTACGTTCTGCCAGTTCTTTTAGCTTTCGTATTTTGCTATCTCTTTCTTCTTTAATTTTATTTTCTTGTTCTGTTTTTTCTTGTTCTGCTTGTTTCTCATCAGCTGTCGTGCTACGATATAACGATACTCCTACACCACTTCCATAACTTCGATAGTATAGCTTTGTACATTCCGGGATTGAATAATCGGTTATATTTTTTGTATTATCAAACCAACCTATATATACTAATCCTGTGGTATCTTTCACTTCTTCGGCATATTCATTCAAATCTTCAAAAAATTTTTTGCGTATTTCTGTTGTTTTCTCTGCTTGTACTGCACGCAATATTTCATTATTGAAATTATTTGTACCAATGGATTTTAGCACTTCATTCCTTTTCTTATCATCTTTGATTTCAAACAGCTTGTCATACTCCAACATGGTTATCTGTCTGCCCTCAGTTTCCTTGAACACATCACTGTCCAACTTCAACAAACGAGTTCTACGTCTTACAGTGCTTTCGGAAAAACCAGTTTTTTCTGCAACTGTTTCAACCGTTTCGCCCAAATCTAACATCATCTGTATTCCTTGAGCTTGTTCATATACAGTCAAATCCGAACGCTGCATATTTTCAAGCAACATTGTTGCTATCTGTTCCTTTTGGCCCATTTCACGAATAACGCACGGTACAGTTTTCAATCCCGCTTGTTTTGCCGCCGCCAAACGTCTGTGACCGATTATTACGGTATAGTCACCGTACCAATAACCGGTTGCAGGAACAACCGTAAGATTTTGCAATATACCGTTTTTCTTTATGCTGTCCGCCAGTTCCGTTACATCACCTGTATTTTTTCGAGGATTTGCGTCATGTGGATGTAATTTATCAACTTCAATATACACGATTTCAGATTTTGTCTGTTCGTCATTATTGATTTTCTCTGTATCTTGTGATATAATTTCATCTAAGTTATTTTGATTTGTAGTTTCCATATCCAAACTCCTTTCAAAATAATGATAGCTGACCGTTCTTTTCGGTATTAAACTCGTTTCTATCTATATCTTGCGAGTTTTCTACTGGCTGGGCGGTCTTTTCTTTTTCATCATTATTTGTTATCGTTATATTTTTTTGCATGGTTTTATCAAACATATGAAACATTCTTCGCCAATTCCAAACATCATTGAAATACATTGGTGTATACCAATAACAACTATCTTCTTTTGTCATTTCATACAATGACTCGTTTGCCGTTATTGGATTCGCCATTGTATCGCCAATCTTAACATACCCGGCACACCCCAATAGAGATAATTGTATATAACACATCTTGGCCGTAACTGCATCTATATCTTGAGCAACAAATAGGATGTGATTTTGCCAATTAAATTGTTTTATTTCTTCTGCCGCAGTATTTGCTACCGCAACAAGCAATGCGCCTGCTCCACATGCCGGGTCATTTACAGATACAAATCCATTTGCTTTTATTTCTTGTTCTATATCATTTTTTTGTAATTGAGCAGTCATTTTACACAAACTATACGGTGTAAAAAACTGTCCTTTCCAATGGCTTCCCAAGTCCAGAGCCATATACAACTCTCCAAGGAAATCGCAATCCCTGTTTTCCTCCATGCCATTGATGACGTGACCCATCATCTCAGGAAAGATTGCCTGTTCTTCCTTTGTGTATTTGCGAATAATTTGCATATACATTTCTTCTCTCGGTTTGAAATGCACCCTATCTATGCCATTTGATATGGCACAGGCAAACATTGATATGAAATCAGCGAATATTTCCCATGTTTGATATTTACCGCCGAATTTCTGAATACACTTCACAAACTCGGCTTGATATTGATTTCGAGTTCTTATTTTACCCATCAATTATCTACTCCTTTATTCCAACTCTACTTTAAGAGTCGGATACTTTTCTCGGAACGATTTCATTTTTAACTTGAATTCATTGGTTTTCACCCCTTTCGTGTCAACAATGCGACTTGTTCCGTCATTGTTGAAGATTACGAAATCTGCAACATATTCAGTACCTCGTTCTATACTCCCTACACCCTCTGTCACAACAAATCTTGCTTGACGACAGAAACCTTTTATCTCTCCTGCTCTGGTAAGCAACTTTAACTGACAATAATAATCGGCTTCCTTTTTACTGTCAAAACATATACCATCAATCCAAGTTTTTTGAGAAGAGTATTTATTTTTAGGCTTTGGACTGCTTGTGTTTTGTTCCGTATTCTGAATATATCGTGCATACTCCGCTTCACTCCAACGCATTAATCAATAAACCCCTTTTCTCTTGCCAGATAATATAATTTATTTTCTGTTGTTTTACCTATACCTTTCAATCCCGCCACACAAATTAAAAACTTACTCACACTTTTATCCCGTGTATCGTTCTTACCTTGTGTATCATCTATGTAATTGCACAACTGCTCATCGGTCATTTTGCGAATTTTAACTGCTCTGTCGTGCATTTCTTTTTCTGTATCAGTCATTCTGCAACTGTGTTTTTTCATGCGATCTCCTCCATATTTTCTATTGTGTCTAAACTAAATAACGTTTCATTTACAGCTTCATCGCACAACATTACTGCAAGTGCGTTAATCATATGAGGTTGTATTTGCTTTACGGCATACTTGTTGATTTTTTCTTCAAAGGTTATTCTTATATCATTTATTCCTCTCATTTACTTCCTCCAGTTTCGGCATTTTTGCGGATATTTCCTCAACAAATTTTTTTACGCTTTGTGGCAAACTTTCATATTCCTGTTTGCTTTTCGTTTGTGAACGAAAATTCCGCATAAAATTACTTGCTACTACGGTATCGAGTTCATCTGCACTTACCTTAGCCCATTCGTGTATCATCAGAGGGTTTCCTATTGCCGTTTTTACCTTGTCAGGCAATTTTCTATATTCCTCTTTATATCCGTAAATTCCATTACGAATAGCTTTTCGCACCATGCTCCAAGCCTCGCCCTCCGTCAGTTCCGGTTCGTTGGTTAATAGCTGTATTTTTTCTATTACCTCAGCTATTGTCGGTGGAAACTTGCTTGATACAATCAATGCTTTAGCTGCATTTGAAACAGTTTCATAGCTGTAATCGGCAAGCATAGACGCCCATAATGTTGTTACCTGTCTTGCTTCTTTCACGTCTATATTTGCATAGTAGCGTGGGTATGCAGCCTTAAATACTGCCATTATTTTAGCGGTTTCTTGCACTGTCATAACATATCATCTCCATTCTCAAATGCACCGTTATTGATCAGTTCAAAAAAAGGATTATTATTTCTTTCGCCATAATCATTTCTTTGTGTAGGTCTGTCGTCATAGTTGCCGTCAAGTGTTTTCGCCATATTTGAATCTTTTATCAACCAATCAAACGTAGCGGACCAATTACGATTATTCGCCCCTTTAAGAAAGCTACTGTTTTCTGCTTTCTCAAACAGACATTTAAAATCATCAATACTGTATTGTCTAAGTCGTGCTTTAATTGCTTTTTTTCGATTGTCTGACATAGACCGTAATTGTGGATATGATGTGCATATACTGTTATACATATCTTTGATTTGCTCATATGGTGCAGTTAGGCGGTGGGAGTTATCTATTCTACTTTCCTCTACTCTATTCTCCTTTACTTTATTTTCTTCTATTCTACTTTGCGAATTAACTTTACTTTTATTGGGGTTATCTTTATTTTTAACTTCGTTTTCTTTATCGGAAACTTTTTTAAATGCAAGTTTATTAAGAATACCTTGTGGTACATCTTTTTTATCAGATATATCAAGCAGAAAGTATTCTTCAATAAATGTGAAATTTTCGCGGCTGTTTAACATTCTTATAAAGCGCCGCTGGATACCCGCAGATGTCAATACTCCAAACATATCAAACACCCTTTCATCAAAGAAAGAACATCGGATACACCCGGAAATAAACTCTGCAACAAACTCAGGAGAACAACCACATCCCGCGCCGTCTGACACAAGGTAGCACTTGTTTTTATCCCATTTGATGAAATATCCATTTTTGCCGTATAAGTCACACAATATGTAGTCTAAAAGATACATTCCTTTTGAGCCAAACTCCGCTCTTAAAAGTCGCACTTTATCATCTGCATAAAAATCAGTATCTTTTGGAAAATAATCAACCCCATCTTTCAAGGGTCTTGCCATATTATTCTCTCACCTCCTCAAGCTGCAAAAACTGTTTATCACGTTCAAACAGCTCGTTATATACAGCCTTTCGTCCTAGATTTAGTATTTTGCATAAGTACGAATCAAGTATTATTCCATATACATGATACTGTTTTAAAAATTCGTTTTTGCCCATATTATGAGCCTGTATATGGTGCTTGCGGCATAACGCAATAGCATTCATACCTACATGAACAATATCATTTCTATCCCTACCCATACCGACAGCGTCTAAGTGATGTACTTCTGCCTTATCATTGCAAATAGCACACTTCCTATGCTCCAAGCACATATATAAATATTTACCGATTTCTTCGGCACGATTAAGCATGGTATCAAGTGTCGGTACATTCCATTCAAAACAGAATTTTATCAAATAAGATATAAAACCTGTTGCAGTTTCCATATCCGCTAAATTAGGCTTTTTTGGGGATAAGCTGAAATACTCAAGGTCATTATCCATACAATAATTTGATGTAAAGTATTTACGCAAATCTTCACTGTCATGTCCGCTCCAATCAGCAATCTCTCCAATTATTGCAAATATTTTTCTTCGTTGTTCAGACGTACATTCCCGACCGTCGCATAACCGTAATTCAACGTTTTTCACTTGTTTTCTAATCATCTCACGGCTTATAGGTTCTTGTGGAATTATCAGCATATTACAGCCGTCATACTCTACAATTTTTGCTGTTGTTATCTGCGACATTCTTATCCCCTACCTTGTTATTTATCAATGTGTTCGTGCAAGAATATATATCTGCTTTTCGAGGTCATATTTGAATATATAAAATCTTCAGCCTCTTCCTGCGACAGATGTTCATTCATGGCTCGTACCTCATACGCATATTCGCCCTGTTCTTTTTTGTCTGCAATTTTACGCTTAATTTCTTCTTTTTTATAATTTGCTTCAATGAAGTAATAATCATATCCCTTTGCACTGATACCTTCCATTGTTCGAGTATCTGTTGCGTATAGCACTCTCTTTCGTCCGAAATATAGCCTATATCCGCAGTTCGGAACGTCATGATATAGTTTGATAGGTGACAGAGCAAATACTTTATAATCGTATCTTTTTCCTATGTCATATACATCAATTTGTGTTGGTGAAACTCCACATTCTATCAACTTGGGAACCATCCAACGACAACAACCAAATCTTAAAGTCGGACGTTCCGCCGCCAACTTTCGTATGGTTGACGGTCGGAAATGGTCCGAGTGTTCATGTGTCAGTAGTACCAATCTTATATACTTGTACACATCTTTTAGTTTTTTGAAAGATACACCGCAATCTATCAATATATCATCAATTTTAACTGCATTACCTTTAGAACCTGTAGCTATGATATTATATCGAATCAATATCTATCGCCTCCTGCTCGGACGTTTCACTGCCATTCATTTCTTGTTGTAAATTTTCTTGTATCAGTGGCTCTACATTGTCGCTATCTTGCACCATATCCGGCTCAGGTTGTGACAACGGAATTTGATTATCACTATCATTATCACTATCATTATCAATGTATGTATAATCCGTTTCAGATTCTATGACAGCCATATCTTTCTTTAGGACATTCTCCATTTCTATCGATACAACACCCCATTTTGAAATGAGTTGTCTTAACATTGTTTTCATAGCCATATCATCAAAATTCTTATACCAAAATGAAGAATATCGCCACATATCTTTTTCAGGGACTTCACCATTTTGTATTTTTTCGTACATTTCCGCACTGAATGCTGCCGAATACTTGTCTGCATGAGCCATCATTTTTCTGATGGACCAATATATTGCTTTGCGGTAACCCGTATGATACTCAAACATGGCATAATAGCCTATTGTTTTCGCTTGTTCTCGTTCAAGTTCATCCTCAATAAGTTGTACGTCAATTTCTTCTTCCAACGGATTAAAATGAATAAGTTCGCCGTCTTTTATCGGCAAGACAACAATTTTTTTATACTGTCCTGTACGTTGAGCCAACTGCACATATCCCTTATAGCCCATTTGGAACTGTGCCTTTTTCACAGTATGTTTTTTCCACTTGCCATTGTTATCCAATATATGATTGCCGTTTTCATCTAACATCCACATTGTTTTTCCGTATTTGTCCTTTAGAGCCGTTTCATACGGAACTAAATAGCAATAGCCTAACTGTGGTGACATAGAAAGATTTAAACTATCTGCTAAAAATGCAGCAGAAAGAATTGTACTTGCTTCACATTCTTGCAGTTGTGGATTATTCGCAACTACTGTTGATACATTTGCTATAAAGTTATTGGCACGTTGAGGGTCTTTCAACGTGTTATTAATCAATTTTTTGTATGCCGGTGTAGTTATCGCTACACTGAATTTCGGTTTTTGCATATTACTTGCCATAACGAATACCCTTTCTCTTCATAAATTCTGTCAGTTCTCTGAACTGTTGTAGTGTGGCGTATACCTTAAACTGTGACATAAATATTTTTTCCTCTTGCGGTTTAATCTCTGCTTCTGTCGGCTTGAATACTTGTGGAGGTGCAAGCTGTTCTTTTGTCTGTACAGGTTCTTTTACAGCTTGTACAGTTTCTTCATTGTCACTTTCCGACTGTACCTGTGCTTGTTGTCTTGCTGCTTCCGCAACGGCTCGTGCAGCTGCTTTTTGCTTTGCACGTTGTTCTTCCTGCTTTATTTTTCTTTCTTTTTCAGCTTGAATGGCTTTATGACGTGCTGCAACGGTGCTTACTGCCTCCGACACATTTAGATGTTTCTTGTATTCAACCAAAATTTCTTCTTTGTCTTCTTGTATATCAATAGCCTTTAAATCGGTTGCTACACGCTCTACAATATTATTTACTTGCTCTTTCAGCTTTTTTTCTGATACTGATAAGGTTATTTTCAAGCCTAATTGTTCAAATGAAATGAAATCAATATTTTTAGCAGTAACCAATTCTTCAAAATACTCTTTTACCGAATTTTCTTTTGCGAGTTTTAACCCATCTTCGATAACATCAATTTTGGCTTTCAGTTGCGAATTGGCTTTTGTATATAGTCCTACACAATCCTTGTATTTGTCCTGCACCGCCTGTATCGGTGCAATAACTTTTTCAATTGCCGTTTTATATACATCATCAAGTCTTGATTTTTCAGCATTCATAGCCGCACGCATTTTTTTGATTTCCTGTCTATTTTCCTCTGATACTGTAACAGTGTCAGCAAATGCAGTACGTCTTTGAATTTCCGCTTTTACCATATCCAACTGTTCCGATATGACCGGAAGTTGGTTTATAACTATTAAATTCGGATTATCTTTTACGATAATCATTTCTTCTTTATCGTTCATCTCGTTCCTCCTCATACTTTGCGTCAGCCATTACGTCCCAATAATCATCCGGTCTGCCATTATCAAAATAATCTTCGCCGTAATGACCTGTTCTTGCTTCTTCCATTGCCATAAGTGCGTCATAGCTATCACTATTAAAAATCATTGACAACTCACCTCATTTCTGATAGAATAAAAATATGGTATATTGATATGTACCTGATTGCATTGACCGCATTGAGCTGCAACTCTGCGGTCTATTTTTTTTCAATTTTTAAGCTCAATTCGCAATGACATGCACTACCAAAATTATCATTTTCTCGGTACATTTTTGTTCTTTTAAACTCTCTTTCTTCATAAATACTGCAACAATTCAACATTTCATCATCAGGCTGAAATGCTGCTCTGAATAGCATACACGCTTGAGCTCGGCTATCTGCGTTGATAACAACCCAACCACCTGTAAAAGGCTGATTAACCAATCCGAATGTAAAGTAAAATTTCATAATTTGCCACCTCCCATTATTATCATCATTAAACTTTCTAAACCTATCAATATCATGCTGAATATGACAACTGATATGATATACTCCAATTTTTCGTGCTTTTGTTTCAGTTTTAATCCCTCGCTTTCTTGTACCTTATAAGCACATATAGACAGGGTTGCTATACATATTTATTTCGGATAATAAGTAATAATTTTAACAGCAGAACTGTATGGAAATTAATTCATAGGATTTAGTTTTAATTTATAATTTTAACAACCCTGTCCGTATCTGCTTATAAGGCTTGTCCTATATCTCACAGACACATCAGAACCGCCAACCTATTAAAAATAAGTTTTATGGGACGTCTTACATATTAAAAGTTGACGGCTCATATCTGCCTGCGAGATTTTATTTATTATTTACTTGTTTATAATTGCCAAAATTTGATTTGTGTCAGCATTCCACTTCGCATCAAATTTGCGTTTTATTATTTGTGGCTTTTTCTTAGCTGCATATCTGCCGTTTTTAAGTGTAGGTAAAACCTGTCCCTCTCCAATCCATAACTTACGACCCTCCGGACTTAAGCTATTCCATATATCAATTATCAACTTCATTGCGTCGTCCATTATTTTTACCTCCAATAATTTTCATTCCGATAAATATACCTATACCAAATGACACCATTGCCAAACCTATCTGTATCATTGTTATCCTCCGTTTCTTGTTTGACATAATTAATGAGCTATGTTATAATGATATTGGTTGTGGGAGTGTGTACGCATAGAGCGTCACGCTCTCTTTTTTATTTCGTAAATAACCGCTCATAATTACTACCCTGCCTTATCTTGTTTATTCATTGCAAAATGCGGTAAAGCATTTACTCCAATTCTTTTGAGAATTGCATTAACATCTTCCGGTGTTTTATCACGACAATAATCATCTGCAATTTTTACATTGGTGTTACCAATCTTAAATTCTTCAACAAATTCACTCATATAATCCACCTCCCAACTTAATATATTTACATCACAAATTGTCCTATTCTGTTTTTGACAAATTCTTTTTCGCCCATAATTTCAGTGATTGAGCCACATTAGATATTTCATCTAATGTTTTTATGACATTATTTAATTTCGGTCGTTCTTCGACAGATATAGCACCGTCAGCGGTTATATCTAATAGGTCTTCTTTCACATTTGATATCTCGCGTAATGTCGATAATGCTTGGACTGTAAGCCTGTCCAAATCCTCAATTTCGATTTTCGGAAATTCAGCACCCAAAGGGCAAACATTGGAACAGTACCAATTTTTTAATTCGGGTGCATTATATACATCTGCCATCATCATAATGCTTTCGACTGGTACGACCTTTGTCAAATCCAATTCGTAACTTGCCAAAGTCGAACTTGATAATCCCAACATTTCCGCCGCTCCCTCACGACTGTTTAATTTGTCATTGTACTTTGCCGCCGCCAATCTGCACTTGCAGTACATATTGTTGGCCGCTTTTGTAGGGTTACTTCCCATTTATTTCACCTACCTTTCATGTTATAATCTAGTTATGATGAAATTAGTTCAGATGAAATGTCCAGATACTTCGATATGCGTTTTTTAGTTTCCGGAATAATAAAAGTTCCATTTATAATTCTTGTTACATATGCACTTGAAAGATTAAGTTCCGCCGCTAAATCTGCTATCGACATATCTCTATCAATCATAGCTTTTTTAACCTCTTTGCACCAAGGGGATAATTTTCTCTTCATTAATAAACACCTCCTTTAAATCAAATTGACTTTTTTGTATAATTGTGTTACACTGTTTGTATATAACACATATTGATGAAGGGACTAATTAACAGTGAATGCTGCTTAGCCAATCCTTATGCAAAACATTACTTTTTGCAGACCGAATTTGGTTGTGCTTGATGGAATTCAGAACAGTATTTCTGTTCACTTATTTCGCAGTTGTGTATTGATATCCTTTAATAGGCAATAGTTTATCTAACTTCTTGTCTATATAACTATTTGACATAACAATAACTCCTTTCATTTAAGTTGATAAAGTTCATAACACATTTTGTTTATAATGTTATTATAGTGTGAATAATTCACACTGTCAATACTATTGGTGTGAATTTTTACAACTTTGTTTAATTTGTATAGATTGGCGGTGTGAATTTTGAACACTTTAGATAAAATATTATCTTTGCTTACCGAAAAAGGCATTCAACAAAAAACATTTGCCGAAAACATCGGTGTTACAAAACATACTATAACTGATTGGAAAAACGGTAGAAGCAAATCATATATGAAATATATTGATAAAATTGCTGATTTCTTCGATGTTTCCGCTGACTATTTGCTCGAAAAAACAGATGATAAATCCCCTTTACCCAAAGAAGCAATAAATATATTTGATAATGTTGATATGAATGCTTTTAGTAGACAATTATATGAGCAATTAACAAAAGAAGAAAGAAAAAAAGTCCAAGAATATATTTTATTTTTAATTAGTCAAAGAGCAAAAAACGAGAAAAATGATAAATAGAATTAATTAAGTCACATTGAAACAATAAGGAAGTGGTATATTGAAAAACATCTTGTCTAATATTCTAACTTTAATTAGTATATTATCAGGAATAACAGGCATATTATCTTGGCTTATACCTAATCTTTCTCTACACCAGAAAATCTATATATGTATGATTGTAATATTAATTATATTAATTATATTTAATATCAAACTATTAATAAAATATAAAAAAGTAAAAAAGGAATTACGTCAATCTAATAAAAATAGAAAAGGACTTGAACAAAATATAAAAGAATATCAACATTCCAATGCTGTTATGAATGATATAATACAGCAAATTGAAAATTTATTTTATGTTTCAACTCTTAATGATACAAATGATAAAATTATATATATTTATGAGTTTCTGCAAAAATTAAAAAATCGATTATAGGAGGAATTGTATTATGTTTAAAGTAATAAAAATAATTAGCGATAAAAGAATTGTTATAAACGCCGGAAAAAACGAGGTCCAGACAGGTGATATATTAAGAGTTATTGAAAAAAACAGTGAGGAAATAGTAGACCCTGATACAAATGAAGTGCTTGGCACTCTTGATTATATCAAAGCCACTATCACTGTCGAATATGTATATGAACATATGAGTATATGTAAAAATTATGAAACTAAAACAGTGAATGCTCTTGACCCTTTTGAAACCCTAAGACAACGTGAAGTCACCTCGCCTTTAAATGTAAATTTATCTCAAATCACCGGTGGATACAACATTGATAACAAACTCATTGAGATAGGTGATTTAGTAGAATTACTATAATATCATAATAATCACTAAAGTCGCCAACACCAATATCTCAGCCTTTAATAAATATCTCTTTTGCAAGTATTTACAATAAGCCATGATATACGTCATTATACACCAGTAAAAACCTAAAGAAAAATAAAATGCTTCTTTCTTTGTACAAAAAAATGACATACTTTTAAATAAGAAATCACTTAACATAATTAATCACCGTCCATTAGTAACTTTATTGTTATTGTAATTGTAATTTTATAATTTGTCAATATTTTTATAAAGAACGGAATATAAAAAGTATAAAATACTTTTTATCAGTTGTGCTATCCTATATGTGCATAATTTAACTTGCCGGTAATTTGCCGACAAATATATCAAATCACTATGTAGTAACAACCTTTTATATTTTTCCTTGTGTATAATACTAAATATAGTTTATTTCTAACTTGCCTGTAACTTGCAGATGTATACTTATCATTATTTTATATTTATATTGAGAAAAAAATAATAAACAACCGTAAAATAACCGGTTGTTTATTTTTATACACATTTTACTGTTAAATATATCAAAATTAGATATTTTCTATCAAAACCAACTTTATTTTGTAATATAGTTGTAAAATAACTGTAATGCAAATAAAGGAAGTGTACATATATGAATAAATCAAACAATGACGAATATTCTGAAATGGTAAAGCTATTTAACCAACTTACTGTTGAAGAAGCTGAACTTGTACTGATTTTTATAAGAAATCTTCGTCAAAACCGAAAAAACGATGAAAAGCGAAAGGATGACTGATTATGCAATATTGTTTATATCTAAGAAAATCTCGTGCCGACAGCGAGGCAGAAGCTCGAGGTGAGGGCGAAACATTGGCTCGTCACGAGAAAGCATTATTGGACCTTGCAAAAAAACTTAATCTAAACATCACTGCTATTTATCGTGAAATCGTTTCCGGTGAAACTATTGCCGCCCGTCCTGTTATGCAACAATTATTGCAAGAGGTAGAGCAAGGCATATGGGACGGTGTATTGGTTATGGAGGTAGAGCGTCTGGCAAGAGGTGACACCATAGACCAAGGTATTGTTGCTCAAACATTCAAATTTAGCGATACAAAAATAATTACTCCAATAAAAACCTACAATCCGAACAACGAATTTGACGAGGAATATTTTGAATTTGGTTTGTTTATGTCACGCCGTGAATATAAAACAATTAATCGACGTTTACAACGTGGCCGAATGGCTTCAGTAAAAGACGGAAAATATGTTGCCAATAAAGCACCGTACGGATACAATCGGATCCGTATTGAAAACGATAAAGGCTGGACTCTTGAGATTAACAAGGAAGAGGCTGATGTTGTCCGATTGATTTTTGAATTATATACTGTCGGTGAAAAACAATCGGATAATACATTTAATAGGCTGGGCACAGGTTTTATTGCCAAACGTCTTAATGCAATGAAAGTGCCGCCAAAGCGAGGCAAAGTATGGGTAGTAGCATCTATTCGTGATATATTAATCAATCCGGTATATATAGGTATGATTCGCTGGAACTGGCGACCACAACAAAAAAAGATGATAGACGGTCAACTCCATATTTCACGACCTCGAGCAACAGATTATGTGCTTTGCAATGGATTACATCCCCCTATTATATCAAAAGAAACATTTGATATGGCACAGGAATTAATGCGACATAACCCTGCACGTCCTATTGGTGAAAAAAATACCGTAAAAAACTCATTAAGCGGCATTGTTGTATGTGGTGATTGCGGACGGCATATGGTTAGGCGACCGCATACAAAATACCCCGATATGTTAATTTGCAGTGAACCGACTTGTAACAATGTAGGCGCACAGTTACGAGTTGTCGAAGAACGTATTCTTCAATCTCTTAAAGAATGGTTAGGAGAATATAAAATATCATGGGATATAACTTCACCCCCTGTTGAACGAATTTCCCAGGTTTCTATAAAGAAAAAAGCATTACAAAAAGAACAACACGAACTTGATACATTAAATAAACAAATAAGCAAAACACACGACCTATTGGAGCAGGGCATATACACCACTGATGTATTTCTTGAACGTTCACGAGCCTTATCCCTGCGAATGGACGAAGTTAAAGAACATATCGCCATATTAGATAAAGAACTTAAGACCGAAATTACCCGTGAAGACAGTGCTGTCAATATAATTCCGAAAGTAGAAAAACTGCTTGAGGTTTATCATGACCTGCCTTCCCCAAAAGCAAAAAATGATATGCTGAAAGATGTTCTTGAAAAAGTTGTCTATACAAAAAAAGAGCGTTCAAAAAAAGGCAACCTTGATAATTTCAATATCACAATTTATCCGAAAATTCCGAAATATATTACATAATGAAAAGCTGTTCACTGTTGAGCAGCTTTTATATTATAGATAACCTCAATGTGCCAATTCCTCCGTACCTATATCCGTAAGCAACCCCTTTGAAACTTCATCGGGCATAGTATATCTTTGCGACAAATATCTAAGTGACGCGCCGAGTTCACCGTTTGGACCGCCGTATTGAGTTATAACCACATTTGCAAGACGTGGATTTGGTTTTGAAACCTTTACCGGAAATTCAAGAAATTTATTATAACTAAACATTACTTATTAGCCTCCTTTTCCCACGGCCACGGATTATCAAGCCAGTTAAACTCATCCTGCATAGCGGTTGAAAACTGGTTTAGCGGGCCGAATTTTTCTTCATATTCACATTTCAATTCCTTGGTTTTCTTAACAAGTGCCTGAAACATTCTGAATGCCTTTTTATCGTCCGAATGGGTATCAAGATACAAAAGCATATCATAAGCGGCAAAATTACTGCACTGAATTTTTTTCAGCATTTCAACTCTTGAACATTCCATCACATACCGCCTCCCCACTGTTTACAAACCTTACCGTATTCACACATATTCAAATCAAGTTCAGGGAATATTGTACCTTGCATAAGCCCTGTACAAACATCATAAACTTCTTCCATTTCCTGCACAGGAACATAACCGTAGCCGACACAACCGCACTTCGGATAAGGGCAGCTCGGTTTATTTGATTCTGACATTTATAACAACTCCTTTTTTCAAATTCGGATTTACATATCCGTAATATATAGTATGATTTTATACCAATAAAGGTGAAATTTATTTACATATACTTTGATTTAAGTTATAATAATGAAAAAGGAGTGAATGAATATGAAACGATTACTTATAGTAGTAGATTACCAAAATGATTTTGTATGCGGAAGTCTTGGTTTTGACAAGGCAAAAGAGCTTGAAAAAGGCATTTTAGAAAAAATCGCCGAATACCAAAATGACGAAATAATATATACTTTAGACACTCATTTTGACGACTATCTCACCACAGCAGAGGGTAAAAGTCTGCCTGTTCCCCATTGCATTAAAGGAACCGTCGGTCACAAGCTTTACGGCGGATTAGCCGACGCTTTAAAAGGCAAGCTATGTTTTGAAAAAAATACATTCCCGTCGCTTGAAATGGCAAAGTATCTTGAGGGCAAAGACTTCGATACAATAGAGCTTTGCGGACTTGTGAGCAACATATGCATACTTTCAAATGCCGTTATGGCAAAATCGGCTTGTCCGAATTCAGAAATAATTGTCGACTCATCTCTTACCGCCGCGGCAGACGAAGAAATGCATCATAAATCGCTTGACGTTATGAAAGGTTTATTCATAAAAGTACTTTAAAAATCAGAAAAAAACATTAAATATCAGAGTATTTTTTTTAACATATTGCATTTAAAATTCGGTCATAGTATAATCAAAACGGATATTTTTTGTATGTGAAAGAGAGGAAATGAAATGGCAAAAGCAATAATAAATACAGCACGAAATCAAGGAAAGATAAGCAAATATATTTACGGTCAATTTGCCGAACATCTTGGCAGATGTATATATGAAGGATTATATGTTGATGAAAATTCGGACATACCTAACAAAAACGGTATGCGTTGTGATGTTGTAAACGCTTTAAAGGAGCTTGAAATACCGGTATTGCGTTGGCCGGGCGGTTGTTTTGCGGACGACTATCACTGGCGTGACGGTATCGGCGAAAAATCACAGCGTCCTTATATGGTAAATACAAATTGGGGCGGTGTTGTCGAAAACAACCACTTCGGTACACACGAATTTTTTGAGCTTTGCGAACAGCTCGGAACAGAGCCGTACATATGCGGAAATGTCGGCAGCGGTACTGTACAGGAAATGCGTGACTGGGTTGAATATATGACATTTGACGGTGATTCACCGCTTGCAAACGAACGCCGTAAAAACGGCCGCGAAAAGCCTTGGAAGTTAAAATTCTTCGGTGTCGGCAATGAAAACTGGGGTTGCGGCGGTAATATGCGTCCCGAATATTACGCCGACCTATACAAGAGATATGCAACATTTATAAGAAACTACGGCGATGAGCCAATCTACAAAATTGCAGGCGGTCCGAATGTTGACGATACTCGTTGGATGGAAACATTAATGCAGAATATCCGTCATATGACAGAGGGTATCTCTCTGCACAACTATACTTTTGAAAGTGCTTGGGAAAACAAAGGCAGTGCAACCGAATTTGACAATGACGGTTGGTATAAACTTATGGCTAACGCTATGAAGATGGACAAAGTTATAAACGTTCATACTGCAATCATGGACAGATACGATCCGGAAAAGAAAATCGACCTTATCGTAGACGAATGGGGCAACTGGTTTGATGTTGAAATCGGAACTAATCCGGGATTTTTATATCAGCAGAATACTATGCGTGACGTTATAAGCGGTATGCTTATACTTCATGTTTTCCACAAGCACAACGACCGTGTTAAGATGGCTAACATTGCACAGATGGTGAACGTACTTCAGGCAATGATTCTTACGGACGGTGAAAAAATGGTGCTTACACCTACATATCACTTGTTCAGAATGATGAAAGGTCATATGGACGGCGAAAGAGTTGACGTTGACTATGACTGCGAAGAACAGGAAATCAACGGCTTGAAGTTCCCTAAAATCAGCATTTCCGCTTCAAAGAAAAACGGTGAAATGACTGTTTCAATCTGCAACACAAGTCTTGACAGTGACGAAGATATGGAGCTTGATTTGCGTGACGGTGAATTTTCTGTTGCAGACGGAGAAATTCTTGTATCGGAGCATATGAACGACTGCAACACCTTTGACGCACCGAACACCGTTGAGCCGAAAAAGTTTGATGTATCACTTGAAAACGGTAAACTTTCATTCAAGCTGCCTAAAATGAGTGCTTGTGTAATAACATTAAAGTAATGGCAAAATGTAAACGGTGCGGATTAAAAACCGTTCTTTCCGAAGACGATATTCAAAAAATGGTTGAGCAAGTCACTTCAATGAAAAGTGTACGGCTTGTAAGCAGTGATGTATATGAAAACAGATTTGATATTTGTCAAAACTGCGATGATTTTATGTACGGCTCAACGTGCGGTGTATGCGGCTGTGTTATGCAGATAAGAGCGAGATTATCGGACGGCAAATGTCCGAAGAAAAAGTGGTAATATGAGTAAGTATATTTGTGTATTTTGTGACGAACGAAAAGAGAGCGACACCGCTCACCTCATAAACGGTAAAATCGGCATATGCCGTCACTGTTTTGAAAATCTTGACAAAACGGCATACGCCTCACCTTATCAAGGTACGGAACATATCGCTTTCACAATGTCACCCTTTGAATACACAAAAAGTATGCGTAAAGTTATACTTGATTTAAAATTCTCAAATTGCAAAGCCTATGCAAAATTACTTGCCGATATGATGAAAAATTATCTTGATTCATATGATATATGGAATACATTTGATTATATCGTTCCGGTTCCTCTGCACAAGAAACGTTTAAAGGAACGCGGTTACAATCAATCCGAACTTATAGCAAAAGAAGTTGCGGAGTATTTAAAAATACCTATGCATACAGATTTGCTTATCCGCACAAAAGCAACAAAAAAACAAAGTTCACTTGTACGAACGGAACGTGTTACAAATGTTCAGAGTGCATTCAAATGCACAGAAAAATGTGACGGTAAGAAAATATTGCTTTTTGACGATATTTACACCACAGGAAACACCGCTCAGTCTTGTGCAAGAGAATTGGCGAATAACGGTGCTGAGCAAATATGTGCTTTGACGCTTGCAATTCACGTTCAAATAAAATTACCTATAATTGCGTATTAAAAACAAAATATCCGTTAAAAATAGATATATATTACATCAAGAAAGAAAGGATTTCTTATGAAACATATATCTAAACGAATATCGGTAATTTTATTGTCAACAGTAATATGTTGTGTGTTTTGCGAAAGTACCGTTTTCGCATTGTCAAAGATAGGCTCGCAAGGTCAGGAAGTCACAAATATTCAAACAAGGCTTAAGTCTTGGGGATATTACAGTGGAAGTATTGACGGAATATACGGTTGGCGTACCGCCAATGCAGTGAAAGAATTTCAGCGTAAGAACGGTCTTACCGCCGACGGTATCTCAGGTCCCGCAACACTTTCAAAAATAGGTTTGCCGACAGGCTCATCATCAAGTTCATATTCTAATGATACAACACTTCTTGCAATGGTTATAAACGGTGAAGCAAGAGGTGAAAGCTATGAGGGGCAAGTGGCAGTAGGTGCTGTTGTTTTAAACCGCGTACGTCATTCCTCGTTTCCGAACACAATCGCAGGAGTTGTATATCAACCAGGTGCATTTACCGCCGTTGATGACGGACAGATTAACAAAGCGATACAATCATCTTGCTATAATGCCGCGCGTGACGCTTTGAACGGCTGGGATCCGACAGGCGGTGCAATATATTACTACAACCCATCCACAGCAACAAGTTCATGGATCCGTACAAGACCTATTATTAAAACTATCGGAAAACACGTTTTCTGTAAATAAGGAGAATAAATTATGTCTGCAAAAGCTATTGTATTGACTGTTCTTATTGTAATATTTCTGCTTTTGGTCGTTATAGACGGCCGCAGAAAATTAAAGAAGAATAACAATAATGATAATGATTAAAAAAGACTGTCGGCGATTTTTTGCCGACAGTCTTTTATTGTTTGGTTTCTATTCTGAAAACTTCCACTTTATCGTCATACCACGCACTTACGCCGTCAATATATGACGCTATCGCGCTGACTTCCATAACGAATTGTCCGCTGTCCGAAATATACGGCTCACCGTCCATAAGATTTTCATTTCCGTTTACAAGTAAATGAGTACGTCCGCACTCTGCCGTAACGACATATTCACCGCTTTTCAGTGTAAGTATTTTTTCGTCCGAATTATATTCAAAGTCGAAATGTTCGCTCCACTCGGTTTTAAGACGTTCAAGAATACAAATCACCGCACCCCATATACGACCGTTTTTATTAAGGCTTCTTACTCCCCTTGTATCAGGCTCTTGACCGTTCACAAGTATTTTGCAGTAAGGCTCGGATTCGGGAATGTACTTAATCTTATCGATTTTTTCTATCGCCTCAAATTCCGCTCTGTCTGCGTCATTTTTGCAATCTTCGTATATTCCGTCAAACATACATTCCGTAAGAGTATCATTTTTAGTTTCAACACTTTCAAATTCAATTTCCGCCGTTATGCCGTTCATATTCGCCTTTAGCTTTAGCTTTCCGACATTTTCTGTCGAACGAATAAACACTCTGTTCGTACCGCACTCGGCATAGACGTAATTTTTATGTATAACACTCTCGTGCTTATCTTCAAAATCAAATTTACCGCTGTTATATCCGCCCAAGAATACACCGTCACCGCTGAATTCAAAGTCAATTTTATCATAACACAACGGACAAATATCGCCGTTTTCATCGGTTACTTCAATATCAACGTATGCAACGTCATTGCCGTCAGCTTTAAGTCCGTTTGTATCGGTGTGAAGTGTTAAGTGAATTTGTGACGGTTCACCGACTGTTTTAATCGTGTCATTTGCAACAAGATTGCCGCCGCAGTCATATCCGTATGCGGTTATCTCACCGATTTCGGTTATGTCGATATTCGGAAACGGGAACACAAATGTGTAAATCGGTTTATCACACACCCCGACTTCTCTGCCGTTGACTTTTAAAACAATTTTCGCAATATCATAACTGCCGATTACATACACCGTCTTATTATGTGCGTCACGAAAATCCGTTTCGCCTGTTTCTTCCCAATATGTGCCGTTGAACTTTTTCACATTGTATTTGTAATTGTCACCGTCAGCTTTAGGATAATTCCGGTGACCGAAAATTTTAACCGCACTTTTCGGTGACTGCATAATGCGGAACACGTCGAAGCTCTGCTTTTTATTACGCACTGCATCAACTCTGCCACTCATTCTTGCGTTTTCACTGTACGCCTGTCTGCCGTGTTGTGCCGAATCTGTCCAGCACAAAGCCGCACAACCGCTGTAATAATCCTTTTTTGACGCACCGCCTATTCTGTCATTGAAAAATTCACCATAGCCTTTAGCCGAAACAAGTGCCAAGTCCTCCGAAGTCATATCGTAAAAATCAATACCGACCTGTTTGCGACCGCCCTTTCCGCCCCACTTTGTCTTATAATCAAAATCAGGCGGTGAAAAATCGTCCCAAATTCTTCTCGGCGCTTCTTCACGCAAATATTCAGTTTCCATAATCGGTCCATGCTCGGCGGTAAATCTTGCGGCATGGCGGTTAAGCATAGTTCCGACAAATTCGGATTCTTCTATAACGTCCTCCGTATTCAATGTACGGCACCCCATAAATCTTCCGCCGCTTGGGTCAAGTTTTTCTTTAATCGCACGCATCTCAGCCATATGCTCTTTATTTATC